CATTAGGATTGTAACAGGCAAAAGTATTGCTGTTTGCATATTTTACCGCTGTCTTTTGAAACGCCTTACTGATTAAATTTCTTTTTATATCCCCAAATTCATCGGTTGCACTTATAAACAATAAACCTTCCGCTCCTAAAAAGAAGATAAAGCTTCCAGCACTAATTACAGTTCTATAAGCAACTCCTCCAAGATTTGGTATTAAGGGTTCTACTCTAAAATCACTGTCTCCAGGAAAATTTTTCAAATGATGAATCGAATTGCCTTTTACTAAAATTACCCTGCTAAAGAAATTTTCTGCCCCTACTAATTCATAGCCATCTTTTAATTCTACATCTACATAACCACCGCCAGTTGAACTATCCCATCCCTTCTCGTTTCTAGCTGCTGAATACCAGAGACGACTTTTATTATCGGGGTCTTGATACATATATAAACGTTCCGCTCTAACAAATCCAGCTTTGCTTTTAGGAGCACCATCAACTTTTTCATAAGTAGCCGTTATGCTGGTTGTATCATCAGGAGCACTTGAGCATGTGAACTTATACTCTCCAGTGCTATAGACAATGATATTTCCGCTGGCAGTTCCGCCACTGGTATAGGCATTATACCCAGTCGAATCAACACCATCCAAAGTAAAGTTATCTGCGTCAACAACCGTAATGGTATAAATTTGGTCATTAACCTCGGTCATCCCCTCAACGTCCTGGATATGAACCTTATCCCCGGTTGAAAAGCCATGAGAGGAGCAAGTAACTTGAGCGGGGTTAGCCTGGGTAATATTGGTAATATTTTTCGCTGCAACAACATCCCCTGTAAGCCTTCCTGTTCCATTATCGGAGATAGACTTTGAATCGGTAGAAATATACGAAATTGTTAAGGTAGAAGCCTTAACCGTAGGATGCTCTAGTGTCCCAGAAAAAGTTACGGTTGTTCCGTCTCCAGTTCCTAAATTTTCGTCATCATATTCCCATGTCAGTTTTCCAAAGTTAGTTCCGTCATAATACTTTGTTACCCCTCCATCATGAATAATTAGCTTGTCATTAAATTCAGTAAAGGTTGGAATACCATCAAGCGAGCCAAGTTCTGTTTGAACCCCACTTACTTCCTTATAGAGCTTAGAATCGGTAGCATAGATAAGTTCTTGACTTCCACCTGGAGGGGTATAAAGCCAGCAAGCTTTTACAGCAGAGGGAAGGGCATTCGTGGTAAGTTTAACCGTTCCTTGCCGAACCTTTGCTATTATTACCGGATTTCCGTAAACATCAGTAACCTTTACATATTTCATGTTACAAATATCGCTTAACTGATTTACAGAAATCTCATAAGGTTCGGCTTCCTCGGTATAACCGCCATGAAAGCTTTTTACCGGAAATTTTTGAACTCTTCCTGCATGCTTAGAAGAAACAACTGGCATTTTAACATTCTACCTCGTTATCAACGCCGTCTCTTCTCTTAATTAAATTTAAGATTCTTTGTAGGAGAAAATTTCTCCATAGTTGCTCATTTGTTAAGGCATATTCATTTCTATTGAAATAGACTTCAGCTACACCCTCGATAAGAAATCTGTCAAAGAACCCATCAAAGGGAACTGTATCGGCAGTTTTAGTTAATTGTGTCTGCCTGATCCAATAGGGAATTTCTATTATATATTTATCGTCCGGGACAGGAAGGAGATAAATGTTTCCGCTTTCATCCAGATAAAAATATTTTGGCCTCCCGATGTCATTTGGCCCATAACTTAAAATCTTTCTATGGCTTTTTCTCTCAATTTTATAAGCATTTGCCCCATAATACACCACCCCCCAAGGGGCTGGGCCAAGCATATTAGAGGCAAGGTCATTGTAATATCTCTTAGGATTAGCTATGCCATTGCCGGTATATTCATCATAGGAACTTGAATCTACCCCGTCCAGACTAAAAGAAGTAGAATCAATTACTGTAATGGTATAGCTTGTATTATTCAAGTCAATCATTCCAGAGATTCCGGTAAGATAAATGGAATCTCCAGTAGTAAACTCATGGTCATCTTGAGTAGTAACTACTGCTGGATTGGCTTGAGTGATGTTTGTTATTCTTACAGCTTTAGATGTGGTAAATTTCCCAACGGTTCTACCAAAGCTACTTTCGTATTGGTAGAGAATTTTACTTAATGCGTCAATCCCATCATTAAGCCATTGAATACACTCAGAGGTAGAAGGTTGAGAATCATCAGTAATGGTTTGTATCGCAGGATTATCGAATATTTTGTATCCAACAGCAGTTAATATTTCGGCCACTGTGGACATTACATATTCTCCGCTTCTTTATATTTATCCCTTTGTATCTTATCTCCTTCACGCTTCATTGCCAGATAATCTTTTTCAGTTAAACCTTTCTCTAATACAGTATAAGGATAAGTTTGGACTTTAAATAACTTTTTCCTAGGCTCTCCCGGTAATTGACGATAAACATCGTGAGTGCCATGATCCGCACTTAATAAAAATCGCTTAGGAATTATTACCGGCACTCCACGTGTAATAATAAGAGATTCTCCATTAACCGTAAGATGGGCGTCATCTGTATCCATAGGATTCGATTTCTCGGCAAAGATAACCTTCCAATACTCTTCTTCATAGGGCTTTACCATTTTCCAGCCAATAAATTCTTTTTTCTCATTAAGTATTGGCTGCCTTTCCCATCCTTCTCGTTTAAGAAGGATTTCGTCTATTGTCCACCCATCCTCTAAAAGCTTTACTTCGTCCTTCTTCAAGTGATATTTCGTAATTAATTCGTCCTTCTCAGAAGGGGAATCTTCCTCGATTGTAGGCTCAACGAAGCCCTTTTCTTTCTCTTCAGAAACTCTCTGGCTTTCTCTCGGCATATTCGTTCCCTCCTAAATAAAATTTGGCATTTCGGTCTTCGCTGAGACTCTAAGTTTTGCTAACGATTAATTAAACGTTCCAGCAGTGAAGCAGCAAAGCTCACCAGAAACATTCACAACACTGGTCATTTCAAGCTTAAATCCAGCAGGAGTTACTGTCCCCGCAGGAGCACCAACGTAATCATACATTGGTCCGATAAACTGGACTTCTCCAGACGGGGCAGCTTCATTTAGGGTTATCTCGTCCGCTGCATCTCCATCATTAGTAATGGCATGGATTGCATACCACTTACCATCGATCAGAACAAGAGAACCCTCTCCTACGTAAGTGGTATTAACTCCCTTATCAAAATGTCCAGTTCTATTTGCGGAAGTATCGAGAGTCCATGTAGAAATTACATTACCAGTAGAAGAGTTTTTCTTCTGATTCTTTTCGGAATCTGGGACTGGAACCAAATAAGTTGTGGATGCAGAGCTAAGAACATCTCCGCCATAATAGAGGACTATACCTCCATCAGAGACGGTTCGAGCGTCCTCTTGAACCGCACCTCCACTTCCTACATTATGATAACCACGAGTCTGCTCAGCAGCCCTCATCATATCTATAGTCCAGAAAATTCGAGCACAATCACTATCTTCAAGATTTCTAACCTCTACCCAATCAGGCACAAATCCACAACAAATGTAAAGAGCAGCCCCAGTTCCATTGAAAGTCCCATGTGCAAATGATTTGTTCATCATTATCTAAACCTCCTATCTTTATGAGTTAATACTCAAATAATGCAATGCCCCTAATCTAAAGATTAGGAAGGCATTGCAGTGCAGGCTACCTCATATCTTACTAACCAGTTCTGGTTGAGAATTACGGCAGTCTGATAAGTTTTCCAGGATACAAACCCTTTCTGTCCGAGTGGGTCATCCTTGGTTATCTTATCAGGATTCATTACCGCAGGGGTTACCGCATTTTTACCCTGAAGCGGAATAATCGCATAAGCGTCCTTTGCGACAATGATTACAGGATATACATCAGGGTTAGCAGCGGAACTTGGAATCGCCCCCTGGGACAGAAAAGCCGTAGTAGATACGCTGGTTGCAGCAGCTTCCCAAGGCTCAAAAAGTGGAGTAAGAATAAATCGAACGTCCTCACATTTCCCAATTTCGCCAGGAAGTGCTTTGTCGGAGTCAGAGTAATGTTCTACTCCAACGAACCCAGGAAGGTTTCTAATGTCAGGAGCGAGGTCTGTATGGGCT